TTACTCTTTTTCTGTTTTAGGTTTAGACTTTTTTTCCTTTGGCTTTGCCGCTGAACTTTTCATATCGTTCAGTTTTTCAAATAATCCTTTTGCCATTATTTTTTACCTCCTTTCTTTTTCTTCTTTTTGGGCTTCATTGGTGAGCCGTATCCAATTCCTTTGGGCATAGCTTTAAAAAAGATTGTATATATACTAGAATAACCTTGAATGAGGTAAAAGGCATTGTTAACAGCGAAAAAGATGCAAACAATAATGAATGAAGTTGTTGGCGGGAAGGTAGTAAAAGAAAATGAAACAGGCGAAGCAAAAAAGTTTAGACAAGAGATCGTTGCTTCTGTAAAAAGAACAAGAAAGATTGCAAAAGAAAAAGGGATAAAAAATACAGTTATTGAATTTACACCTGAGTTCCCATAAAAAAAACCCCTTTCGGGGCTGTGCGGTTTAGCGGTATAAGTAACCGCCGTGTGGTCTGTTCATCACCCCTTGAAATAATTCTTCTTTGTTTTCAAAAAGATTGAACCTTGCACCTTTAGCAGGGGCGTTCCAGCTTGCGGGAAGAAATACATCACCTGTTGTTTTATCAACAAAAGCGTGAACTGTTTGCGCTTTATAGCCTGCGGGGGCGGCATTGATTCTGCCATACTGCGCATCGTCTTTCCATTCCATCGCAACAACCTTTAAATATTTTCTGCCGATTATGTAAGTAAAATAAGGGGCATTTTCTTCTGGTTTGTAATTGCCATTCTCATCAAATACCCAAGGCTGTTTTTCACCTTTATCTAAATTGATGCGAACTTTTTTGATCCATTCCGCGTTTGCTTCTGTGATCTTTACGCAATACTCTTGGGCTAAAGTCTCAACTGTTTGTTTTGTTGCTGTTGTCATTTGTTTGATTGGTTTTGAACAATTTAATTATAATAGGATTGATTTATTTTGTCAACCCCAAGGAGCGAACAAGAAAGAATTAAATCTTTCTTAGTTCAACCATTACTTCATCAGCAACGATTTCGGCAACGTGTGGGGCGTAGCAGTTGAAAGTAACTTTTTCAACGATTTGAGTTCTTGTAAATGTCTCGCCGAGGATTGCTCTGTCGATGATGCCATTTGCGATTTGGTCAAGAGTTGCGATTTTGAACATTGGTTTGATTGGTTTGTTTCTTACTCTTTAATTATAATATAATTAATAGAGGGTGTCAACCCCCTAGTAATTGTAATCGTGAAACTTGACGTAACCTTTATCAATTGTGGTTCGCCTGTCGCTTCCCTTTTCATACCATTCGTTATCGCTTCCAAGATAACCTTCAGTAATTCCGCCATCAGGGTTTGCTGTAATAATCCATCTTTGTTGCCTGTTGTTTGTGCAATGGCCTGCGAATCCGCCGGGGATTATTTCTGGTTTCCAAGTAGGATCAAGAGTTGCTTTTGCTTCTTGTAACTTGATGCGCTTGCCCTTTCTTTCAATAACCGTGTAAGGGTTTGTATCTGTGTAAAGAGTGATGTGCGCCTGATCGCCGACCTGAAAATCTTTGTGATCGGCGGGAACTGTGTAAGGTCTGAACATTACTGAACCTCCTTTATCTCTTTTAACCATGCCTGACGTCTTACATCAGCGGTTTTTGCGGCAATCATTTTTTCCCATCTTTGGAATCTTTTGAATCTTTGAGCGTTTGTCATTGGTTTGATTTGTTTCGTACAAATTAATTATAATAGAATTAATTAAACTTGTCAACCCCTTCTTTTTATCTGACCTAAAAATATTGATACTTGACAAATCTATTTAATTGTATTATAATAGAATTGAGGACAAGTTCCTCGGCAACTTGAAAATTTAAACAAACTAAACCAAAAGGAGGTTTATGAAAAAGCCTAAATCTTGGACGCAACTTCTGAAGCATCCAAAAATTCATTCAATTGATGATGGACGCAAAGAGTTCCCAGAATCAGGAGAAATGGAAATTTATATTTCCATACATGATGGGGTTGTAAATCCTGTTACAGGCGAAAAAGGCGGCGGTTTCTTTGTCGGCTCTTTCAAAGACGCATTAGATCATTTCCGATGCGATTGGGATTAACAATCGCCCCCTTCGGGGGCTTTTTATTTATCCATCCACTTTTCAAACAGGCTGTCGGGTTGATCCGCTTTCGCTAAGAAATTTCCATACAAATTATTATCTAATATTTTTAATCCGTCCTTCTTCGTATAAGTAGCAACCTTGATTGCTTCGCCTGCCTTG